AAGTAGGTGTATTGACTGACTGCGTAATCGGTCACAACTAATTAACCACAAGTAAAGGGGAAGGTGGTTAATTCTGCCTTCCCTTTATTTTAACTAATAATAAAAATATAATAATATGGCTTGTGAATTAACCGCAGGATTTCTATTAGATTGTAAAGATACAATCGGAGGAATAAAAGCAATATATGTTCAACAACACGCTGACTTTTTGAATGGTGTGAGTGTTGATCCAACCACTTTGGAAATTGATGGTTTATCAACTGCATCCGTTTACAAATATGTATTGCCAAAGCACACAGGTAGCTTTACCGAGGAGGTAGCTTCAAGCGTTGAGAATGGTACAATTTTCTATACTCAAACCGTTACCGCAACTTTCTTTAAATTGACTGCTGCACGCAGAAAGCAATTGGAGTTATTGGCTAAAAATCGTCTTGTTGTTTTTGTTCAAGACAACAATAATAATATTTGGATGATTGGCCGTATGGATGGTGCTGAAGTAACTGCTGCATCAACTGCTACTGGAGTTGCCAAAGGTGACTTGAATGGCTACACAATTACCTTTACTGCTGAAGAAAAGGATAAAGCTTATCGTTTGGAATCTTATAGCGATGATCCATTTGATAACTTCAATACTATCAACGTTGTAGCACCTACAATTTAATTATATTTGTAAGTAGATGAATTACTTACAGACAAATACTGCCTCGCAAACCCTTCTTCTTTCATTAGAGGAAGGGGTTTTGCTTTTACCTTCGTTCACGGATTATTTGTTAATTATCCAAAACGAAATTACATTACAAATATTTGCGGTTATTCCAACTGTAATAAGCAGCAATGAAAGAATTACTGAGTTGTCAATTAGTACAAACATTGATGACCCAACTATGGGCGGTGTTATCATCACTGAAGGAGGTCGTTATAACTACGTTATATACGGTCAAAATTCGGGTGGCAACCTTGATCCTACTGATTCTGATGTGGTTGGAGAGATTAAGCGTGGCTTTATTGAATTCAATACGTTGACGCAATACTTTGACCAACCAAACCTAACCATCCCAAACGATATAGAATACAATGGCTAATCTGATAGACGAAATAAAGCAAAGAGTAGGTGCTACTCAAATAGAGATGGCGAAATACGTCAAGATTGCGCCGATTGAAATTGAGGATAGAAAAGGATGGGTGAGTTACGGAGAGGCAAATGCCTTTCCACAATATTTAATAGAACTTTATAACGAGTCACCCATTCACGGTGCATTAGTTAACTCTATAAGTTACATGATTGCAGGCCGTGAAATGACTGCATCCACAACACAAGCCGTTAATGAAATCAAAAGGTTGTCAATTGACAAGATTGTTAACGCTACTGCTTTAGATTTGAAGCTTCACGGTGGGTTTTATTGGGAGGTGATATGGTCAATGGATAGAAGCACCATCGCACAAGTGAACCACTTGCCTTTTGAGAACTGTCGTTTAGCGTGTAGTGACGAAGACGATTCAATAACTGGCGTGTGGTATAGTAGAGATTGGAGTGATATGCGGAAAAAGAAAAACATTCCGAACTACATTCCAATGTTCAACGAGGAGCAAAAAGACGCATTGCCAAAACAAGTCTTATTCGTTCACCATATGATGGTTGGAAGTGAGTACTATCCAAAGCCTGATTACGTTGGTGCGATAAATGAGATAGAAAAGATGAGGCAGTTGAGTGAGTATCAAGTGAACCTCATCTTAAATGGATTCTTCCCTTCCTTAATTGCATCATTTAACAACGGTATCCCTTCATTAGAAGAACAACATATGATAAAGAATCAGTTGACTGCATCCATCCAAGGTGCGGAAAATGCTGGTAAAGTGTTGACGTTTTTCAACGAAGAAAGAGATAGAGGTGTGGAGTTTACTCCGTTTCCAGTGAGTGATATGGATAAGCAATTTACCACGTTGGTAGACCAAGCAGTTGAAAGTATTTTAGTGAGCCATCGTGTGACATCACCTTTGTTATTTGGTGTACGTGATGGCGGTGGATTGGGGAGTAATACTGATGAAATGAAAACTGCATTACGCATTTTTTCAAGACAAGTAATTGATCCGTTCCAAAGATTAATAACTGATGCAACTGAAACACTCCTTGCATCATTTGGAGTCATTGCAAATTGTACAATAGTACAAAATGATTTGCTTACTGATGAGGTAGTAACTGATGCAGGAACAACAACAACTTCAATTGATGTAGCAAGTCAAGCTTTGAATGGAGCGCAAATAGCATCACTCCTTGAAATCATTGTTCAGACTACTGCGAATGTGTTAACCATACCATCTGCAAAGGCAATTACAAAAGCTGCATTCCCTATGTTGGGAGATGTTGAAATCAATAACATTTTTGACAACTTATCCAACGTAGTCATTGACCCTACTCAAGTGGTTCAAAAAAAAAAAGTTGAGTGCCAACACGAAAGCGTTCCTGAAGCAGATGCGCTCAATGCAATAGCTGAAGAACTAATCCAACTTGGTGAAGATGCAAATGAAGATTGGATTTTAATTGATGAATACGATGTTGATTACGATGAGGACGATAGCGAAAACGAAGCTATTGCACACATCTTTGATGCAGTCGAAATTCATCAAGTAAGTACGGGAACGGCCAAGCCAAATGCCACAAGTGAGCAAGACCAAACTATTGATGAAAGAAAGTATTACACACGCTATCGTTATAGCGGAAAGATAACCGATGTGTCAAGACCTTTTTGTACTAAAATGCTACAAGCTGACAAGCTATATCGGAAAGAAGATATTTTAGCAATGGGTAACAAAGCAGTTAATCCAGGATGGGGACCAAACGGAGCGGACACTTATAGCTGTTGGTTGTACAAAGGTGGCGGTAATTGTCACCACATTTGGAAAAAACAATTGTACATAAGTGCCAAAGGATTTGGATTGGATTTGAACAACCCAAATGTACGCACACAAGCTTGGGCAAAAGCTGAAAAGGCAGGCTATAAAGTTCGCAATAACTATTTAGTAGAACGCAAACCTATTGATATGCCATACAACGGATTTCTACCAACAAATCCACGTTTCGGAAACAAATAAAAATTAAGAAAATGCCAATACCACAAGAGATACTTTTAATAAATGAGGACTACATCAAAAAGTTTACTCCGTTAACGGATGCAGTTGATCCGAACCTCATTAGACCTGCCATTTATTTGGCGCAGGATAAGTATTTGACCAACTTTTTGGGGACAAATTTGACCGTGAAATTGAAAGCAGATGTGAGTGGTGGCACGTTGACTGGGGATTACGAAACGTTATTGAACGAATACGTGTTAAAAGTGGTGTTATGGTGGACAATGGTGGAGTTATATCCATCATTATTGTATAAGCACGACAATGGTAACTTGGTTAGTAGACAAAGTGAGGACACAACTCCAGTTACAAAGAGTGAGATGGAGTCATTGAAGGAAGCTGCACGTCAAAACGCACGATGGTACACCAAACGAATGGTGGATTATTTGTGCTATAATTCAACCTTGTTTCCCGAATACACCAACAATACTGACAACAACATTTTTCCTGATCGTAACCCATACGGAAAGAGCAACTTTTTAATAACAAATTCCTATAAAGAATGGCGCAACAAGTGGTCAATAAGAGACTTTCTCCCTCCATCGTACTAAAGAGGAAGGAATACGAAAAGTTATTGAAACAATATCTGAAAAAGCAAGAGAAAAGATGAAAGTAAAGTTGTGGCTCTTAGGTATTGCAACGGTCTTTTTACCCATCAAAGAACTGATGATAACAATCGGATTTTTGGTGGCTATGGATATGGTGGTGGGCATTTGGAAAGCTATCAAATTAGGTCAGCGAATTAGGTCACGCAGGATGAGTGATACCATCACAAAAATGCTATTGTATCAAGTGGCGATTGTGAGTGGATTCTTAATTGAGACCTACATCATTGAGCAACTTATTCCCATTACAAAGTTGATAGCAACCGTGGTAGCCATCATTGAATTTAAGTCAATCATTGAAAGTATTGAGTCAGTAACTGGAAAAGATTTATGGAGTAAGATAAAGACAATCATTGGTAGAAAAAGTGAAGATATAACCGATGCAATGACTGATGGACAAGGTAAGTAAATACGTAAGCTACAAAGAAGTAACGCATAGCAATCAAGCGAATGCATTACGCATTGGCAATGTGCCAAATGCTGAACAATTAAGGAATCTTAAGTTAGTTTGTACCAACATTTTTGATAAGGTTCGTGAGCATTTCGGAAAGCCTATTGGTATTAGTAGTGGGTTCAGAAGTCGTGAACTTAATACACGCATAGGTGGTTCAAAAAGTTCACAACATATGGAAGGTAAAGCCCTCGATATCGATGCAGATATTCACGGTGGCATAAATAACAAAGAGATATTTGATTACATCAGAAAAAATTGTACATTTGACCAACTCATATGGGAGTTTGGAAGTGAGAACGCACCTTCTTGGGTTCACGTAAGTTGGAATAAAGATGGAAATAGAGGTCAAGTGTTACGTGCGGTCAAGAATGGTGGTAGGACTGTTTACCAACCATTCTAAAATATATGGCAGCAGAAAGTCAAAAGACAAAAATCGCAAGAGAATTGCGTGAGCGTTTTCCAGACACACCAACTTTAACGTTGGCGAAGAAGTTAAGCAAAGAACATTTTGAAACGTTCCTGGGTGTTGAAGATGCACGTGGTGTATTGCGTAGAATTGAAGGCAAGAATGGTGCAAGAAATCGAAAAGAAATGACTGATAAGTCATTGTACACATCAGAGGAAAGACCACGTAACCCATTCAAGTTACCAAAGTCGTATGCAAAAGGAAGAAAGCATATTGATATCAAAGGCAAAAAGATTTTAATCTTATCCGATATTCATATCCCATATCACGACATTGACGCAATATCAGTAGCCATTCAAACTGGATTAGATGAAGGAGTTGATACAGTTGTTTTGAATGGTGATGCACTTGACTGCCATATGATAAGTGACTTCGTAAAGGATCCAAAGAAAAGAAAATTCAAAGATGAGTTGTATGCAATGCGCACTTTCATTTCTGAATTAAGGCAAACTTTTCCAAAAGCAGAAATCATTTATAAGGAAGGCAACCACGAAGAACGCTACTGGCGTTATATGCGTGTGAAAGCACCAGAGTTATTCGACATTGATGCCTTTGATTTTGCTTCATTATGTCATCTTGATAAGCATAACGTGCAATGGATTGAAGGAAAGAATAAATTAAACGTAGGCGGTCTATCCATCTTTCACGGTCACGAATTTGGAAAGCAATTTATCCCATCAGTTAACGTGGCAAGGGGATTGTTTTTAAAGACAAAAGCAAACGCTATGTGCGGTCACCATCACCAAACTGCTGAACATACGGAGCGTGATGTAAATGGAAAGGTGATAACGTGTTGGGGTGTGGGGTGTCTATCTGAATTGTCACCTGATTACAATCCATATAGTAAATACAATCACGGATTTGCAATAATTACAAGGGGCAATGGAAAAGAATTTCACGTTAAGAACTATCGTATTAATCAAGGTTGCATCTATTAGCATTGGCATTGCCATTGGTGTATTGATTTGCAGACCTAAACCCATTCGGTTACAATTTGTAACCACTTCAGATACCATTACCAAATATCAAATGCGAATTGATACGCTGACCATTGAACGCACCAAATTAAAAACGATTTATGAAAAGGACATTGATACTATTTATTTGCTTGATAGCGTTGCCATTGATAGCGCATACACAAAGTCAATTCAACGACTCATTGAACTCGAAAAGACTGGATTCTTTGAGCGTTGAACGAAGGTTAGTTGTATTGGGTGTGAGGTCACTTGATTACTACATTGAATTAGATAAGAATAATCGTAGCATAATTCATACATATGCCCAACTGAATGCGTTTAATGTCCGATATATTGCACAATTAGAGGGATTAAATGCGGAATTAAGTGAGGAGTTAAATGAGGAGTTAAGGTCAAAAAAAAAGTGGCGCAATGCCACTCTTTTGATATCAGCTGCTAATGTCATTTTTTTGACATCATTCTTTTTAGGTAGATAGCAAAGTCCAAAGCTTCCTCATACGCGTGTTGCATCCATTCCTTTTCAGATAGATTCGCCTTATCCACAGTTGTGCCATACTTCATCCTTCCCATCTTTTCACGTGAGATTAGATCGGTTATTACTTCTTTGTAAATGT